ATTTAACTCTCCTCAGTTCAGGCGATTATTCTCGCGCATCTTGTTCCGGTAGTACTCTTGAGGCGTAATCCCGCTGATTTTAGCGGCTTCCACCTCTGCGGCAGTCAAAGTGATAACGCCCGGCCTGTGATTGGGTGAATCAATAGGCTGGCGGGACACCGGGGCTGACGGAGGGGCTGAGCGCCTCTGTTTGCTGGTTGCGGCACTGGACATAACGTCATCCACCTCAGGGATAGATCTGCGGGTAGCGTTAATCCCAAGCCTGTTCTCGACAAACTGGAAATACGCATCTGATTCAGGGGCAATCCCGTAATCAACCGCATCCTCATGCGCCCGCGCCATCACACGGATTGACCGCGCATCCGGCAGAGCGTCTCGGTTTTTCTTCAGCCACTCCGCAGATCGCGGGGTGACCCGGTCAATGAGCGTGTCAACCGTCAATTCCCCTGGCGGGGCTGCTTGAGGCTGCATTCTGGGCTGCTGCTTCATCTCTTCAAACCCGCGCTCAAGCTGGCGAAGGTTTGTGATGTTGGCAGTCATTTGCTCTTGGAGATCAGCGGCTTTATCAAAATCGCCAATGGCCATAGCATCCCGAAGATTAGACTTCAGGATCTCTTGATCGCGACGAACAGACTCAATTGCACCGCTCACAAGGTGCATATTGCTATCGCTGGCCTCATTCTGGGCCATCCGCGCATGCTCGGCAGATTGCCTAGCCATAGCTTCGGCAGCCATACGAGCTTTGCGCTCCTCTTCAAGATTTTTATTGAGCTTTTTCAAAGCTTTATCGACATCCTTTTCGGGTGCCTTAGCCTTGGCCTCAACTTCAGCCTCAACCGAATCATCAACAATCTCGATTTCCGGCTCGTTTTCTTTGGCCCCTTCTACTGGCGGGGCATCGTCCAACTTAAATTCAATTTGCTCTTCGTCACCAGACATGGATTTCTCCTATTACCAAACGCGATCAGGCTGATCGATGCGGCCCTTGATGTTCACATCGTCAATCATCCGGCAAAGGACGTTATTGACAGTGATGCTCCAACCATCAGACGGGCGGAACACGATCCAATCGCCTTCTTTGATCTTGAGCCCGCTAAACCACTGGCCTGAATTGTCTTGGAAAGCTTGAGGCCCCATCTTAACAACCAAACCAACTTTGGACTGGTAGCGGTCCTCATCGGTGGTCTGGCTGGTCAAAATGATCCCGCTCTTTGTCTTCTGGGGGCGAATATACACCGCCACCAAAACTTGGTTATTGAACACTTCAACTGATGAAATGCCCCCCATTTCAGTCCGTATGGTCTCAGCCGGGTCTGCTTCGTGTTCCATAGTCATAAAAGGCATCGTATTCCCCCTACTCTTTGCCATTCACAATGGCTTCCGCATCATCGCAAAGCTCAAGAGCCATGCGAAGTCCTTCGACTCTACCAACTTGGTGTCGGTAGCCCGAAAAGTCAAAACCTTCGATTTGATAAGAGCTTACGAGAGTTTCTTTAATTCTCTCGATCTCAGCGTTAAGGAGCTTTTTCAGCTCATACTGATAGTACGCTTGATATGTTGTCTTCATAAACCGCCCCCTGCGGTTCCCCTGATGAATTGGTGGGTGGAGACACGAAGGGGGATCGCATCCCCACCCAATTTGCAGCTTAAGCGCTACGCTGCAAACTCAGTAGTTGCCCGGCTCAATGCGGGCGGTCTTGGAGGCAATCTCAGCCTTTTCTAACCGTCCCTTGCCAGAGCCAGCGCCAGCATCCATGTCCTTGTAAGAGCTATAGGTGCGGCCACCAACTTTGCGGGCGCTACGCTTGCTCTCAGCAATCTCCGTCTTCTGAAGACGGCCCTCACCGGAGCCCGCGCCAGCAGTCATGTCCTTGTAGGATGTAGCCCGCCCGCCAGACTTGCGAGGCATAGGCATTCCCGGAGGGCCAGCAGGACCAGCGGGGCCAGGCATCGGGATGGGCATCGGCATGGGCATCGGAGCCCCGCCGGGAACCGCGCCCGGAGGCGGAACCTGAACCGGGATCCCACCGGGGCCAGCATCCATGCCCGGAGGCTTGGTGGGGCCACCCATGGGGTTAGGCATCATGTCGCCCATCCCAGCAGGCTTGCCCGCGCCAATGATGATGTTGATGTTGGTCTTGCCCTTACCCCTAGCCTTGCCGCCACGCGCATGAGCCGTGCGACCGCCAGTAGCGCCGGGGACCTTGCCGGGATAGCCGGGGCCAGAGAAGACCTGACCGCCAGTAGCCCTCTTGGTGCGGCCACCCGATTTTTTCGAGAAGAGCATTTTGGCTAAACCCTGCGTAGAAAAGGGGTTGCTGTCGTCCATAGCGTTAGCGGTAAGAAGGCCACTAATAGGGTCCATCGAACTGCCGCCTTCTTTCTTGCCGGTGCGGGCAGTAGGCTTCACCATCTTCTTGATTAGCGCCTTGTCTTCAGCAATATCCTCATGGACCTCGGCCTTGCCACCCTTTTTCAAGCCAGCAGCGCGAGACAAGCGAGAAGTTGCGGGGACAGAATTGAGCGTAGAGCCGGGAACGCCGCCAATTTCCTGCGCCCTTTTCATCATCTTAGCAGCGCCAGCCATGGGACCGCCAGCCATCTTCTTGGCGCGGCCACCAGACTTCAGGCCACCAATGTGCTTGTAGCCTTCGCGCTCTTCGTTGGCTTCCTTCATGTCCTTGTTCACAAGGGAATCAGCCGTAATGGGCTTATTGCCGGTGCGGACAGACTTGCCCATGTTAGCGGGGGCCTTGCCGCCCTCAACCTTGCCGCCAGACTTGTACGCCCGGCGAGAAATGGGACGCATGCCCGTCTTTACATCCGCCCTAAGCATCTCAGGTGGCGTAAAAGTGGACGAATCAACCCTTTCAAGTGGGCGATCTGCCGTAAGGCGCTGGGCCTTAGCTTTCATGGCCGCACGGGCCTGTTTTGCCATATCAGACATGACGACTCCTAGTACCAGGATTACGGGCGTCCCCGTTGGCGATTTGCCAATTTAGATGCTAGCACAACGGCTTGCTTAGCAACAGAGCCGCCTTTTTTGTATTTAAAATCTTCAAGTTTGCCGTATGTAGGCTTGTGGGCCAAAACAAGCGGCCCAACCTGAATTACTCGTTCTGCCGAAATAATTGGAGCCTGCGTTTGCCGATCATAAAAAAAACTGTGGCGATCTGGGTCCATTCCAACTTGCCGCCATTCTTTGCTTTTTATGGCAGAATTAGCCATGGCCATAGCTTGGTCTTGCGTAACAGATGCCCACTTGCCATCAATTGTAGCAAACGGGGACTTTGCAACAGAACCAGTAGCAACATTCATTGCTTTGCTTTGTGGAAGCGTAAATGTAGCATTGGTAATCATAGCAACTGGCTCATGCGCCAAAACAGTTGGTTTGGAAGAACTTTTATCGTGAATTGTTGGAGCCCAAGTTCCAAATCTTGTGTACGCAGGGATATCAAGGCGCAACCCAACTGGGTGCCCTTCTTGTATTTCGCTACCTCTGCCAATGTTTGGCTGTTGTTTCTCCTTTAAAGCCGCCCTTAATTCATCATAAGTTGCTGGGCGAGGAACAGATTCCCAAGGGCTGACTGGCTTATATTGATTAACAGCGGACTGATATTCGCGGCCAGACATCTGCCCGGCGTCAACTTTCCGAGCAGCTTCTTGTAAAGGTTCAATTCGTTTGGTTACATCTGAATGGCTCATATTGATGCGCGAATTTTGCGGCGCGCTAACCATTCCTTGGCCACCAAGAGGTTGAGTGACCGCTTCTCCCGCACCTGTCCCAATGCCAAGGCGCTGATCTACAGTGGGGCTAATTGGCTTTTCACCACCAAGTTCTAACCAATTGCGCGGGTCTTCCATTGGCGGAATATCCGCTCCACCACCCCAAGCGTACTTCTTGCGCTTAACCATTTTGGCAATGCGCAGGGCTTCGCTGATGGAATTGCGCTTCATAACCAGACCTTTAGCGAGAAGAGATCAGATGGTGAATGATCTCAAGGGCTTTATGGACCGAGTCTGATTTGCCAGCCGCCCCGCCACGCTTCATGCCCTGATCATTGAGCTTGGTGACATCAAAATTGGGGTCATCCTTGTGGGTTCTGGCATACTGGCGCTCAGCCCGCATCCAAGCACCAGCATCGCTGGGGTCTGCTTGAGACTGCTCAAAGAGCTGCTTGGTTGTTGCTGGCCTGTTTGCAAAAAGGTTTGAGAAAAAACCTTCTTCAGGGCGGCGCATTGGCGCCTGCTTGCCTTCTGCCAAAGACTGCGCAGCAGCCATGCGGGCGCGGGCAAGACTTGCCGCATCAGCAATTTTTGATGGCCGCTCCAAACTACCGCCAGATATATCGGGCAACATATATGCCGGTTGGTCATCAACCATGTACCCAGATGGGATACCTGACATGGATGAGCCCGCGCCAACAGGCGGTGGGCTAGCCGATTGCCCCGGAGACCGAGCCTGCTGCTGGCCACTCAGCAAGGCAGTTCCGGCAAGCGTGGCTCCAGCAAAAAGTGGGAGATACGAGCCGGTGCGCGAAGCCCCCGCAGCAGATGCAGGAATTACCGGGTCCGAAATTGACGCACCTTGTCGCCCGTGAGTAGCATTAAATATATCTTCCATTGCTGCATCAACATTGGAATTGCGATAGCCGGGGCGCTGCCAAGCGGGTACTTCCCCATACCAGCTAGAAGCAGGGGGAGATGCAGGCGCTACCTCACTGCCAACAGTGCGCATGGTCATGGCCCGGCTAGGCGGCGTCATGGTAAACCCTTGGCCGGGGGTATCTATCATCGTAAACCCAGTGCCGGGGCCGGGCGCAGGAGCGACAGCAGGGGCGGCAGCTTGCCGCTCAACCACTTGCAACGCCCGCGCCACGGGTTGCGGTGGGTTACGGCCAGAAGTAATGGCCCCAGCCTCGTCGTCCAACGTGCTCAATTGGCGAGCCTCAAAATCTGCTCTGGCAGCTCTTTCAAGATCGTTGATGGTTGCCTGACGGCCAGCGCCTCCACCCTCGTTGGCCATTGCGTCTACTTGGCCAGACTGGAACCTTGCCTCTTGCTCAGCAGCACGTGCGCGCTGCTCTGCCGCAAAACGGCGCTGGTTAAGAACCTCTTCCGCATAGTTGGGGCCTTCGCCACCAGCAAAACGGGCTTCCTCGTTTGCCACTGTAGCGGCTCTGCCCTCTGCCTTTTGGCGGGCAATTCTCTGGGCCAACTCTACGGCATCAGAGCTTGGTCCGCCTTCTGCGGCCATTACATCAAGAGGATCGACAGTCCCACGAACGCTGCCAGAACTGAATGAACGCACATCCTCCGGACGCACAAACGTCTCATCAATGGCGGGCCGCTCATAATTTGTCAGCGGGCGGCCTTGCGCAGGGCGGTCCACAGCCATTTGATAGCGAGTTTCAGGCTTAGCATAAGTTAAACGAGGGGCATTAGGCGAAGGGCCACCCATGGGGATGACTTCGGGAGCCAGCATCTCGTCAGGGTACATTGCATTGCGACGAGGCGGCGGAAGCGCTCTCATGGCCCCAGGGGCCTCGGCAGCGCGAGACCCGCCCATTACCCGGCTAGCAAGATCTCTGGCAGCGCCAATGGATCTGCCCGCGCCAGCAAGTGCGGCTTCGGGGGCGACAATGTTCCCAACCAGTTCCGTCCGCGAAATTTTCCCCGCAATGGAATTCGCAGCCAGCTCAGCTTGCTTTGGATCCCCGGTCTGCTGAAGGACATTGTTGTAGGCGTCTTGGATGATGCCCTGTTTAAATTTGCGGTACGGGTCCATCAACTCGTCGTATTTTGACTGGACATATTCCTGCATAGCCACAGCTTCAGGATTTTCCTCAGGCACATAGAGGCTTGGCCTGCGACTGGCGCGAAGAGCAGCGGTGCGATACGGGTCGGCCATCACAGTTCTCCAGTCTGGGTGCCGTCCAGAGTGGGCTCATTGCCCTCCAGACGCTGAAGCATTTGAGGATCGATAAACTGTTGAGCCGTGGACAACCCATCAGGGTTGCGCATGACTTCTTCAGCTAGTTTAACAGCAGCAAGGCGTTCGCGGCTCTCGCGGTCACGCTTGCGATTGATGGCGTCTAGCATGGTGTCCTGATTGCGCTGCTGGATCTCCATCCGCTGCGTATCGACTTGCGCCATCTTGGCGGGGTCGCCCTGATCGCGCTGCATCTCCATTTGAAGACGCATGTGGTCCAGCTCAAGCCGCGCTTGAGATTCCTGCGCACGGGTCTGGCTATCCAGCATGCGGGCGTCAGCGTTGCTCTTGTCGTTCTGAGCCTTAGCAATAGCCTGCATAAGCTCTGGCGGGGGCTTGCCCTGCGCAGACGGCGGGATCATAAACTGCTGCGGGTTGGACCAGCCAAGGGCTTGCAGCGCAGCCGTATCCACCGCAATCGGGTCATAAAGCGCCGGGTTAGAAGCCACCAACTGCTTCAAGGCCAGCACTTTCATAAGCCGCTGGGTTTGGCTTGAGGTATTGGGATCCGCCTGCGGAACAAAATAGTAGTTGTCCAACGCATCAAGGAACGTCTTCTCGTCCCACGGGTACGCAGTCTTCCGGCGTTTTTGCCAGAAACTCTCAGGGTTCTCTTTAAAGCACTCAACCAGCATCTCAAACTCTTCAGATTGAGCTGCATGGAGGCGCTTGTGGACCGAGTTTA